TTGTTGCCAGATTATTATAAGATCATTCATTTTATGACCTCCCTTCAATCTGTTATATAGTTCTGTTATGGTATTATTTTATTATTGTTATACCTCTTTCACGCATAATCATTGCAAGTAAAAGTAATTGAGCAAATTTTATTATATCTCTGTTATTGTTATTTTCCATTTCATTCTCACTTCCCTTCTGTTATAAGCAACCTTGTGTTATAACCATTGGTCACGCTGTTATAGTGTTATGGTTCGCTGTTATATCGCATTCTATGACTGTTATGGTAAAATTTATTGCCAGAATAATTCTGGTAAAGTTTAGCATGGAATTCATTGCAGAACAATTGTTCTAAAATATTTACGATCTGAAAATAGAACAAATGTTTGTGAATAATTTTATCCCTGCTGCAAGACCTCCTTTTAAATATTGATATGCTATAACGCCGTAACAATGGGATTGAATACGGTAAAGTATTAACTAATGCCATTATACAGGGCTTTATGTTTAGTTGTCAATCAGATAAAAATGGATAAAAAAATAAGCAAGTAAATAAATACTTGCTTAAATATTTCACCCTCCACTTTTATTATCTTGCTATTTGCTACACGCTTAGCATTTCTTCGGTTAGGTCAATATCTGCGCTCATATCTGCTTCAGATAATCCCATTTTTTCTAATTTTTCTGCTAGCATTTTATCAACTAATGCGTTGATATCTGCTAGTTCTTTTGCTTCTTTTTGCTCTTTGGTTAGTTTGGGAGCGGAACCTTGCAATTTTTTTGCAATTGCATTTTTGCGGATATCGGAAATCTTATAACACATAGTGTGCAGGTTGCTATCAGCATAGCCATCAGCAAGCGCCGTAAAACGTGCTGAGACTTTTTCTAGCTTAGTAGTTCCTGAAGACTGAGCATTTGAAAAGTTGATTCTGTATTTTTTTAGTTTTTCGGAGACTGCAAAAAATTCCTGAATGAATCCAGCGAATTCTGAAGGTGAATAATTTTCTTCTTTTGCTTGAATTGCCTGAATCAAAATAAAAGGGATACTACTGGTTTTGAGGTATTTCTTTTCGTCAAGTTCAAAACCTTCATTGAGATAATCCATTGCTGAGACAAGCTGAGAAGAAACTTCTGAAGCATAATCATAATCATCTAAGACAAAAGGGATATTACCTTTTTTATCAATATGCTTTAAAAGTTGTGCAGCATATTGAAATACTGATACCGTATCCGCTCTTTTGTCTGATACGGCAGTTTTTGTCCAGAATGCATGATCTCTCCATACTTCAGGGAGTACAATGTGATTCTTGGCAATTTCGCTGGACTTTAGGTTAGTAGAAAATCTACCATTCAAGTCCTCAAAAATTTGTAGCATTTTTTCATCTGTTACATTTTCATGGACTATGGCTGGGAATGAATAATTGAGGAATGATTCTGGTATTTTTTCCTCTTTTTCATTCCATTGTGCTACCTGATATAAAATATCTTCAGTCCTTTGTTTGCCATTCCATACCTGATAAATGTTGCCTGTTTTTTGAAGTCTCAATTCGCCACAAAACTTTCCACTAATGATAACTTCTAAGACTTCAGCACGTTTCGCAGGAGTATGAACTATCCCTCTTTGTTTATCAGGATATACCCATTTTTGGGCTTTTTGCATGGATAAAATTTGCTGAATGGTAAAGATTCCTGCACTGATTTTTTCCTGTATTGGTTTGGTTGCGGTTTGGTTTGTGTTACTCATTATTCATTACCTCTTTCATATTAAGCTAGTATATCCAATATACTGCAATATATAAGCAGTATCTTAGGTTATATTGCAATGCTAATTTGCATACTAACTATATAGTTTATGCGCATCATTCACACATACATTCAAGCTTTTTGACTATTAACATTAGGTATAACCTGCAACTGCTTATATATTGCAATATACAGTATATAGAGCAAAATAATAAGAAGTGGAGGGGTATTGCTGGATAAGCCAGCCACTTTGTGTGAAGTTATCAAAGAACCAATGGACCGTAGCGTCATGCAGTCCGCTATTCAATATTGTTCTAAGGTGTTTTAATCCTTATCCATACCCACTGAGTTAGTGGGCATGAGAAGGGCTAAATCCTTGCTAAATAAGCGTCAATTGATGCATTGCGCTTTTTGCCATTTCTACTGATATATTCAATGTACATCTCAAGACACTCAGTCCTTGCAGATAGGTTGTGAGATTGGATATAACTTTCAAAGCGGAACCCTGCCCAAGTGTAAAGATCATTAAGCTTAACTTTACTATTCATCATTCATAATCACTATCCTTTCATACATATAAGATAATAATAATGTATCACATTATAATAGATACTACAAGTGCTTTTATAGTATTTTATCATTAATGTTTTATATTATATTTAATAATCCCGTAATATTGGCATTTAAGAGGTATAAATGGATGTTTATACATTATAATGTATATCTATACAGAATAAGAATAGATACCGTGATAATGGGATTAATGAGGGATTAAGATTGATCACTTCCTTATAATAGTATCGTGCAGCACGGCAATGATATGATGCTTTATAGGGCGTCCAGGTGCGTGTATAAGCAAGGCAAGGCTTAGAGGACGGTATAAGCATTGAGTAAGTAACGCAAATATATTGGGATTAATAAAGTATAAGGATAGTATAGGTATAATGGTAGTTAGGAGCATATGCTGATTGGATAGGTGCTTAATAGGTGCAAGGTTAGGAGATATGATATTGGATAGGCATTAATGACAGGATTATTATAAGGTGCTTAGAGAGCGGATATCATCACCTAAATAATGGTAGAGGTAAAGAATTCCGAAAGATTGGGGATTGAAGGAATGAGGTGAGAAGGGATGAGGATATAATGGGAGATAGAGGGAGATGGAATAATAAGTGATAATAAATTGTAATGAATACATTTACAGAATATTCTGATATTGTAATGATTACATTTTAATATAGTATATTATGTTAATGTATTATTAACATGTTAATAGTTAACGTATTAATTAAATACTTCTATATTAGACGCGCTGTTAATATGCGAATACTGGGACAAATATGTCCCGCTTCTATTTCTGCTTTAATTCTACCTCCCCTTTTGCTTCATTTCCCTGCCTTGCAGCAATACCATTTTCATCCTTCAAAACCTGATAAGAGAGTTAATTTATCTGGTACTAATTCGCTTGATCTTGTGCTCATGATGCCAATTCAGGTAAAAATTCCATATAACTATATGTTAGGTTGAATATTTTCATGGTATTGGAAGGGGGTATATTTACATCATTCATTGCCATTTTTTGGCAATTATCCAGGACAGTACATCTATTTCCACACCTATACAAAAACTCGCTCGATAATCCTTTATTATCAATCTTTTATCCTTTCTCTATCTCATCCTTATTATCCTTTACTATCTTCTTTTTTACACGACTATATTCTCCTCTAATCCTCCCTTATCACCTCTCACCCTCATATTCAACCTCCAACTATCCCCAATATACCCTCATTACAACCATTCTCTCTTAAATCCATTTTTCTTATTTTTCTCAATTCCCCTTTTAGATAACTTATTTTTTACTCCTTACTTTTAATCTTCAAATCCCATTATTTCCTATTTTACAATTTACATTAATTACCTTTTCAAATTCCTACCTTTTAGTTCTATCTCATCTACCTCCCACATATATTTGCTATGCAAGAGCAAATAATTTTACTAGAAGTTTATCTAAAATCCCTAACCTTACCTTTTTATTTTATTCCTTTAAAACTCTCTCAAATCCCACTATATAGCCATTCCTCTCAAACACCCTTTCAGCCTTACTCCTACCGTATACAAAGCATCTTATGGTAATTGCTGGAAGCCATTTAAGGCTTTATTTTTAATTCCTTGACCTTCCGTATTACCTCAAAATAAAATCTCTCTGAAGACATATTTATATTATTTTTTATTATTTATTTATATATTTAAAATCCTTCGTTTCTTTCCGTCTAAGACACTTTTATATTTTAAGCACCTTTGCTATTACCTCTCAAAAACATAGTTCGTTTTCTGTCTGCTCAATCATCCAAATCTTAATTTTCACCGATATTATTACTATAATTACAATTCATTATTTTATCTATATTATTCCTTTGTTATATACTATTTTTGAAGATCATAAAAAACTTCTCATTTACCCTACCTAACTCTTTCTCTTAACTTTTATATTTTTACATGGGGTACTTTCCAACTAAAATATATTTATCTTTTTATATATTGCTCTATCTTTAAAAATGATCAATAAAAAAGCCATAACTCTTTTCAGAATTATGACTCTATTAATAATATCTTATTAAAAACACCTTTAAATAATCTCTTAAAACATACTTATTTTCTGTTATTTATATGTTATTTTTATTAATAATTACTTAATTATCTTCTATTATTAATAAAAATCAATAATTTTTTTACTATCGTTTTACCATGTAATAAATTGTTCTAAGTTTTGTTCTAGTGTTTGAATATCCTTAAGATAACCTTCTGTGGTGCTAATTGACGCATGCCCAAGTAATTTTTGTAATTCTCTAATATTCATTCCTTTCTTTATTAAATTAGTAGCCGTAGTTCTCCTTAAATCATGACAAGTACAATGAGGAATCTCTGCTAAAATACAATACTTATCTAACATCTTATTAATATTACTCATATCATTTAATCCAAATATGGTTTCTTTTATAGGATTCCAAACTTCTTTCCAATCGTTTAATTCTTGCATCATATTATCCATCAATTGTATTTGTCTTAATTTATTTCCTTTACCTATAATAGTAACAAACCACTTACCTTCAATAGTATTATATTTAATATCTTCCCAAACTACATTCATAACTTCTTCTTTTCTTACGCCCGTACGCAACATAAAGTGAATCAATGCTTTGTCTCTTTGTTTAGTAATCACGCTCATTAATTTTTCAATCTCATCAATACTTAATGCTCTACCTACCTCTTGTCCCTTTTGGCATTTTCTATTGATAAGACGATTTAAACTAGAATTAGCAAAATGATTTTCTTTAATATATATATCTAATTCCTCTTCGTGATCCATAATGTAATTAAAGAAAGCTCTTAAACATCCTACTCTTTGATTAACGGTACTCTTAGCTTTAGCATCAATTAAACCAAGAACATATTTATATACGTCTTCATATGTTACTTTAGTTATTTTGTAATTAGTAATTAGTCGGCTGTCGCTTACTTGAAAGAATTCTTTTAGTATTGTAGTATATGCCTGAATTGTTCTGTCTGAATCATAATCTGATAAGAAGTTATCTACCGTATTTTGTTCTTGTTTGATTGCCAATAATGTACCCATTTAAATTCCTCCTTTATTTGAATGATAAAATATGATATTCATTTTATCTTTCTATATATATTATACTACAAATGAATTCAATATATGCAAGTTTTTATTGAATTATTAATATTTATTTTTTAAAGATGATTTGGTAATTTTTATGAAATTATTTTTAGAAAAGTGCATTTTTTATGTCAAAAAGTAGTATAATATACTATAGAGAAAAATGAGGAGGGGTGTATTTGGTTCTTTGATTAATGTCAATATAATATATTATTATAATATGAAATCCAATTCCATTTATGGGATTGTGGATATATTATTATATATTGTTTATATTATTATAATGTATATATTGATTCATCCCCTTTTCGGTATCTGGGGATACCAACTTTCCCTGAACCTGAGATTTTGAGTATCCCCAGATACTAACTTTCCCTGAGATTGAGATTTTCGGTATCTGTAGATACTCATTTTCCCCACACTAATTTAAAGGAATGATTGATATTAAAGAATTTTTTTATATTTATAATGTTAAACAAGCTGACTTTTTTGTAAAAAATAATCTTCAGCCTATAGAGATAGGAAAAGGAAATTCACAAGCAGTTTATATTAAGTTTTTAAGAAACGATGATTCTAATAAAGTATTTGATATGTGGTGCAACATACAAAACAAATGATGCAAGACGAAAGGTTTGATGCAATTGAAATATAATGATTTTTATGATAATGGATTTATTCAATTAGAAAATAAATGGTTTAAAATAATTGACGGAGAAAACTTAATTAAAAAAGTAAGCATAGAAGGATTTTATCTTCTGGTGAATTTATTAACGAAACGTACATATGGAAACACGGTATGCTTTAATAGACAATTAATCTCTAATTATTTTGGTGGAGCAAGAAGTGAACGTGCCAATATTGGATATCAGGCATTAAATAAATTAGTAGGTAATGATGTTTTATTATTAAAACAAGAAATTGATTTTAATAAACCCAAAGCAGAAGATTTTATTGAAGCAGAGGTTAATTTCCCTGTTTCATTTAAAAAAGATTATTTTACTGTGTTTAAGGATCACATAGATATAATAATGGATTACAAAGGAAAAGAAAATAAATCTAAATTATTATCTTTATTTTACGCTATTAGATATAGAATTTATGAAAATCAAGCTTGCTATATAAGTACAAATACTATAATTAATGAAATAAACATTGATAAAAAAACGGTAAAAAAATATATTGGTATTCTTCAAGATATAGGATTAATTCTTTATGATAATCCTAATATGAGAAGATTTGTAGATAATACGGTTAAAGAATCACCTAATTTTTATATTTTACAAGCGGAAGGGGCAGATAAGATATTAAGTAATCATATCAATGAATATAAGAAAATTCAAATTAATAAAGGAGTTAGTTTTATAGGAGGAGGTGAAATCAAATAGAGAACGGAAACAGTGCATTAATACCAGCAAGTTTTATAAAATTTTCAGAAACAAATTGGGAATCAATGTATGAAGATTATAAAGAGGCTTTAAGGAAGATAAGGAGATATAAAAGATATTTACAAAATGAGAATAAAGAAAAACGAAGAAAAAGAAAATTAAGTATACAAGAAAAAAATCATAGAAATATAGTATATGAAACAGAAGATGGAATTATGGCAACATTAAAAGAAATAGAATTTCATTTATCTCAAGAAAAAAGAATTTATTCAAATAAGCACGAAAATAATAAAATTATTATTAATGGACAAGTTGAATTTGGATACATCCCATTAACTAGAAAAAATATTGGGGAAATAATTTCTAATAAATCATATCGTGAAGAATTATATAAAATTTTAAAAGAAGAATTATCTCCACAACAATTTAAGGTAATTTCGTTATATTACGGGGCAAGTATGACACAAGAAGTAGTTGCCCAAGAATTAGGAATTGATAGAGCTACAATAGCGCACTATCTTGAAGACGCTTATGATAAGATCAAAAAAAGTCAGGCAATAAAGACTTTTTTGAAAATGGTATAATTCAGTACCACTTTTTTAAGTAATATTAATACGTAATCTTATAGGAGGTACTTTATATTTTAGGAGGAATAAATCATAATTTATGATGGTAATGAAGTTTATGGTATTATATATAAATGTATTAATACTATAAATGATAAAATTTATATAGGGCAAACTACAAGAAACTTAGAAACAAGAACCTTGGCACATATTAATGCAGCCAGATATGATTATACCTATTTTCATAATTCACTAAATAAACACGGAGAAAGTAATTTTGACTGGGATATAATTGATTTTGCATATAATAAAGATGAATTGGATTTTTTAGAGGTTAAATGGATTAAATATTATAATTCATTCGGAGAAAATGGATATAATTTAACTACTGGTGGGTCAGATAATTTTAATATCAATAAAGATATTGTTAAAAAAAATGTTAATAAAAGAAAAAAGAATACTAATGTTAATAATTTAAACAAGAATAAAGGAAATGCACCCAATAAACATAAAAATAACTTATGGTGGTCAAAAAACGATATTGCAGAAGTTTATAAATATGAAAACCCTAATTGGACAGAAGAAGAGTGTAAAGAAAAAGCAACTATTATTGCAAGAGCGTTAAATACATTAAATGGTGCTACATATAGAAATAATAAAAAGTTTTTTGAACATAATACGCCTTTTAGTTTTTCTCCTCTTCTTGAAGAAGAACAATTCAATGAATTTAGAAAAACATATGAATATCAAGAAGATTTTAAAGATTTTATTAATAATAAAGCGATCAAAATGGTGATTAAGGATTTAGATAAAGAAGAAGATTTAGATAAGGAGTTAAGCGATGAATGAGAAGATAGCAATTTGCTATGTCGATAATGACAATATCTTTCTTTATAAGAGGATTTATTACAAGATAAATGACGAAGTTAAACAATATCAAACAAGTGAATCTGGCGATGACATGGATAATATCTTTGTGATTGAACGAGATAACCATTTGATATTTATGGACGGCAACACAGAGAAGATTGAAAGCAAATTTATTAGTCCAGCGTAATATTTCCCGAAAGGATTGAACTATTTGGCTAAGAAGATATCTGATGACCATATATTTTTTGGACTTAATTTAAATAATGAACAAAAAGAATTTAGAGATGCAATTTATGGTAATGACTATGATATTTTATTTTGCAATTCAAAATCGGGAACAGGTAAAACGACACTTTCTGTTGCAACTGCAAAAATGTTAATAACTGAAAAAAAATATAATGGACTTGTTTACATATTTAATCCTACAGAAGAAGATAAGTGTGGTTTTCGGCCTGGCAACCAAGCAGACAAGGAGAGGGCGTACTATGAACCTTTAATTGGTGCATTAATTAAGATTAACGAACAACCTGAAAGAGCAATTAGACAATTAATTACGGATATAAATATGATTAAAAGAAACGAAACATGGATTGATTGCGTTAGTCATACTTTTATGAGGGGTATAAACATAGAAAATAAAGTAGTTATTATTGACGAAGCTCAGAATTTTACAGTTAAAGATTTACAAAAAACATTAACTAGACTTCATGAATCAAACAAAATTTTAGTCATAGGACACGATGGTCAATGTGATTTAGATGATGAATCAACTTCTGGCTTTGTAAAATATTTAGAACATTTTAGACCAGAAGTGAGATGTAAAACATGTGTACTTACAGAGAATTTTAGAGGTTGGATTTCAAATCATGCTGATAATATAAAATAATAAAATATCTTCCCTACTATAAATTTTGCAAATTGAATTTTAGAGAATTAGATAGTTTTGGGAAGTTATTATTTAGTATAAAAGGCTTTATGCCGATTGATTTAAAGATTAAGCGAAGAAGGTGAAAGCGTCAAGTAAACAAGTAAGGAAGTGGAAGAGTGGAAGAAAAAGAAGTATTGTTGGCAGAATGTACAAATTTAATAGGGATTGAATTATTGAAGAAAGATAAAAAACAGTTTTCTTTAATTATTGAATCAATGAATTTAGATATTGAAATATCTAATATTCTAAAAAATTTAATTAAAAATGGACTGCACCAAAATTATGAACAGATTTGCCAGCAAATCAGTCAGTTGGCTGATGACAGAGAAAAATATTGGAGTTGTTTATTTAAACTAGAAGAGTTGTCGAAGAAGAAGTATTAAGTATTAAGTATTAAGAAGGAGAGATTTATTTGAATAACATGGAAACCGTAAAAGAACTAGGAAAGAGACTTGAAATTAAGCAGAAGGATGCAAAAGACATCATGGATACTTTATGTGATATTATTGTTGATAATATTGATGAAGTTGTCGCTTTGGGATCATTGGGTAAGTTTAGTATGGCAAAACGTGAAGCAAAAACTGGTAGAAACCCTGCCACTGGAGCCTCTGTTGATATTCCTGCAAAATATGTACCTGTATTTAAATTTGGGGCAGGGACAAAGAAGAATCTTACGGTAGAGGTATAATAATTTGGCAAGACAAAAACTTGAAATAACCAAGAAACTAAGTGGTAATGGCGTATATGATGCTAGTGATTTTACTATCACTATAGGCGATGAAATAATTGACTTAAAAGAGAAACTACAGATGTTTAACGGAGAAGATGTAAGGTTCTCGTTTGCTTTACTAGATGTAATTTCTGAAGGTAAAAGTGAATAAATAAATAATAGATTTCCTATTTTACTCAATTGTATATAGGAAGATCACCTAGCGGATTCTTGCAGGACATGACTATTTTGCATGTACCTGCAAGAGTTCAATAATATGCTTCCGTGGCTCAATGGTAGAGCAATTGATTTGTAATCAATAGGTTGTGGGTTCAAATCCTATCGGAAGCTCCATAAATTTGAAAATTATATACTTTATATAGATATTTTAAAAGAGAAAGAAGTGAAGATTTGGAGAAGTATCAATCTTTAATCGAGATAGGTATTAAAAAGAGAAATGGTGACATTAAAGATTCATGGGATTCTATTGGAATGCAATTTGGTATTTCTGGCGAGAAAGCAAGAGATATAGTAAGAAAACACCTAAAAAAGATTGGTAAATTACCAAAAAGAGAAGAAGTTGTGAGTAGTGGATTAGAAAGTAAATTGAATTTATTAGATCTAAAAATAATAGATTTAGATAAAGAAAAAATTAAGGTTAGAGATCAAAAAAGAGAGTTTAGAAAAATAGTAACCGATTTAGCAAGATATGAATATCTTCAAGAAGTAATTCAAGAGGTTGCAGAAGATATTAAAAAAGATAAACCTTTTAAATGGTTAAATCTTAATCATATTAACTCAGATAAAGAAGGAGTTTTAATTGTTTCAGATTGGCACTCAAATTTAGAAATTAATAATTATTTAAATACTTTTAATAAAGAAGAATTTAAAAGAAGAATAAATAGATTAGTGGTTAAAACAATAGAGCATGGAAAATTTCATAATATAAAAACACTCCATGTTTTGAATTTAAGTGATTTAATTGCGGGTTTAATTCATGTATCAATAAGAGTTTCAAGTAACGAAGATAATATAACTCAATTAATGTATGTTAGTGAAATATTATCTGAAATGCTTATGAAATTCTCTGACGAATTTGAATATATTAAATTTTATTCAGTAATTGATAATCATAGCAGAGTTACTTCTAAAAAAGATGAATCTATTGATAAAGAAAATTTATCACGGATAATTCCTTGGTATGTAAAATCAAGAGTATCAGATATATTAAATATTGAAGTTATAGATAACATATTAGATGATGGCGTTGCTTTACTTAATATTTGTGGACATTTATGTTTTGGTTCTCATGGAGATAAAGACAGAATAACTAATGCTACTCAAAATCTTTCTTTAATGTTTAAAATGTTTCCAGAATATATATTTTTAAGTCATTTTCATCATTTGCAATCTGATGAAGTACATAGTTGTGAATTAGTGGTTAATTCAAGTTTGATAGGCGTAGATTCTTATTCTTTTGGAAAGAGATTAACTTCTAAGCCAGCACAAATGTTTATAGTTTTTAATGAAGAAGAAGGTAGAGAAGCAAGTTATTCGATTAGATTAGATATATAAAATAAAAAGACTTTGGAGGATAATTACCTCCCCTCTTTATTATAAAAAAACTATTTAGGAGTGAAGTTTTGGAAAATCAATGTTGGAAATGCCCATTTATTGATGACTGTGAATCCGAGTCACAGTGTTTGTTAGAATATATAAATAAGAAAAATATAAATATAAAAGATAAAAAACCAAAAGTTAAAAAATACTCAAAAGAAAGACAATCAAAAGAAGAATAGAGGTGCAAATTTTGAAATTTGAGATTAATGAAGAAATTGTTGATGGTGAATTAAAAAGAGTCTATATAATAGATAAGAAACCCGTGTCAGAAGAAGTCTATGATAAATTATCTTCTGATAGATTAGAGAAGAGCAAAAATGAAAAAGCAATAGAAGATAAGAAAAAGAAAAGACTTGAAGATAAGAAGAAAGAAGATATTAAAGATAATGTTGTAGATTTTAAAACAAGAGAAAATGATGAATGTGAAGATGGGTGTTGTGATCGTTGTCAATTTATTAAAACCGTAATCTCAGATATCAAAGAAGTTTCTGATGAAGAAGCATTCTCGTTTCTAAATGATATATTAGATCAAATTGAACAAGAAGCATTGGATAACGGAATTCGCATGGGGATAGAGGTTGCACTGAGACAGAGTATCGAGTCGATGAATCAGATGCTTTATCATGTGGATGATCTAGTTTTTGAGGTAAGTGAACAAGAGTATTTTGACGAATAGGTGTTAAAAGATATAATTTATTTTGATTTAGAAATAAGTTTTAAGGGACAAGAATAGGCGTTGCTTCCTATTCTTTTGAGCGATCCTCTCATCGCTCTTTGTCCCTTATTTTATTGGTATTTTTTATGGGAGGATTATAAATTTGGGAGGTATGTTAGATGACAAAAAAATTAATTTATGAGGAAGTAAAAAGTTTTATAGAAATTGAATCTAATAGTGGATGTAAATTATTAACTACTAGGGAAAAATATAAAACTACGAAAGAAAATTTATTAATTAAATGTAAATGCGGGAATGAATTTGAAGTTTCTTTTATGAGATTTAAGGGTAAAAATAAAAAACAATGTAATGATTGTTCTAAAATATTAGTTAATATAAATAGAAAATTTTCTTATGATGAAGTGAAAAAATATATTGATGATTTAGGCTATGAATTATTAAATAATGAATATCAAGATATTCGTAGCAGAATAACCGTTAAAGATAAAGAAGGATATTATTACACTCCATCATTAAATAATTTAATTAGATATAAAAGTTCAAGTAAATTTCATAAAACAAATCCATATACGCTTCAAAATATTAAATTATGGTGTAAATTAAATAATAAACCTTTTAAATTAATGAGTGAGCAATGGGAAAGAAATAGTAAGAATCTTAAATGGAAATGTTTAAAAGATAATTGCGGAGAAATATTTGAAGCAAGTTGGAATAATATTCAAAGCGGGAAAGGTTGTTCCTTTTGTTCTGGTCATCAAGTGTGTTTATCAAATTGTTTAGCAACTAAAAATCCAGAATTAATTTCAGAATGGCATTCTGTTAAAAATGGAGAATTAACACCCTATGATGTTACTTGTGGTTGCAATAAAGATATATGGTGGCAATGTGAAAGAGGACATGAATGGCCTGCAATAATATGTAATAGAAGTAACGGTAAGAATTGCCCTAAATGTTCCGATTCTAATGCTAATAATAAATTAATTAATTTTTGCATAATTAATAATTTAATTTATTTACCCGAATATAGAACAAATAAATGTAAAGATAAACATCCGTTACCTTTTGATATGGCAATATTTTATAAAGAAAATATTTATTTAATAGAAGCAGATGGTCAACAACATTTTAGACCCGTAAATTTTGGCGGTATTTCAAACGAAAGAGCATTAGAAAATTTTAAAATTATACAGTACCATGATGAAATTAAAAATAAATATTGTAAAAATAATAATATCTCATTATTAAGAATACCGTATTGGGATTTTAAAAATATTGAAGATATTTTAGATAATTATTTAAATGATAAAATAATAGATAAGGTGATTTATAATTGAGTGAAGATAAATTAAGTAAAAAATGCTTAGGATGCGGTAAAACAAAGTTAATCAAAGGTAATTTTGCTTCATCCCCTTTTATTGAAGGAAATCTAGAACACTATTGCAAAAGTTGTAAATCTGGAATGTTGACTTCAAAAGATGCACTTATAGATTATTTAACTCAACATAAAATTGAGTTTGAAGAAAATACATATCAGGAAGCTAAGAGATATGTCCAAGAAAGAGAATTAAAAAAACTTAAACTAAATAATATTTCTGAACTACCCGAAGATTTTGAAGTTAAATTATTTTCGGCAATTTCAGGACATATGTTTAGTATTATTAATTTAAGTGGTAATTTTAAAGCGACTCCTCTTAAAGGTGGTAAATCAAATAAGCAACAATCTATCCCACAAAAAGCAACTCGTAAAACTAAAGTTAAACAATCTGATATCACAGATGATCTATTAGAGAAATGGGGAGAAGGATATTATCCTGATGAATACCAAAAATTTGAAAAAAAATGGAATTCACTAATAAATAATTATGGAGAAAAAACTGCATTACATACTGAAGGATTAAAGGTTTATATAAGATATAGAGTCAAAGAAGAAATTTCTACTGCAAAGGGCGAAGTTAAAGAATCTAAAGAATGGGGAGCTTTAGCATCAAAGGCGGCTATGGATGCAAAAATTAATGTTTCTCAGTTATCTAAGTCAGATATATCTGGCGGTGTAGATTTAGTATGTCAGATTTTTGAGGCAGTTGAAAGTGAATTAGGTATTATTCCTTTATTGCCCAAATTATTAGAACAACCATATGATGATGCAGATTTAATTATTTGGACAGTAATTAATTATTATAGAAAATTAGAAGATAAACCTAGAATTGCATATAGAGATATATGGAATTTTTATGATGAAATGATCGAAGAAGTTTGTCTTCAAAAAGGTATGAATAAAAATGAAATTAAAATATTTAAAGAAAAAAGAAATAATATATTTAGAGATTTAAGCTTAGTTTATAAAGAACCGTTATATGATGAAATTGGTGATAATAATGGCGAGTCATAATAATCATGAAAGCGATAATAATAAATTTACAAAAGATAGATATGATGTATATAATTCTACTTTTGAAAATCCTATAGAATCATCTGATTATAACTCTAATATAATTAAAAAAAATATATCTAAATTTGCTGAATTTTGCGCCTTTATTAAGTGGATGCCGGACATCTACTATGATATGATCACACCCACCGAAGGTACAAAAATTTCAATTGACGTTTATCAAAGAGTTATGATGCGTTTATTAAGTAGATTTCAACAAAATTATTTTTGTATTCCAAGAGGAGGATCGAAGACATTATTACACATAATGGTGGCATATCATACAGCTATTTGTCATCCAAATATTACTCTTGCTATTACCTCAAGCACAAAAGAAAGTGCAACAAAAATATGGAAAGAAAAACATGATGAAATATTAAGATATTATCCTAGTTTAGCAAATGAAATTAAGTCTGTTAATTTTTCTAAAGATACTGGAAGAGTAGAGTTTCAAAATGGCGCAGTAATAGACAATTTAGCTAACGCTCAACAAAGTAAAGGACTTCGCAGGCGAAGAGGCGGTCTAGAGGAAGCTTGTTTAATAGATAAAGACCTTTATGAAGATGCAATTGAGCCAATTTTTAATATACCCCGATCTACTATGACAGGAGAAATTGACCCCACAGAGTTAAACGGAGCCATAAACAGGTTTTCTACAAGTGGATATAAAAATAGTGATGAATATGAAAAAATATTAACTATGTTAAAAGAAATGGTTGATTTAAAAGGATCTTTTGTATTTGGTTCAGATTGGTTTATCCCAGTTCATTTTGGAAGACAAAAAATGTCTATAATAAATAAAGCAAGAAGTGGGAATATTGTTAGGTTTCGGCAAAATTATCTCTGTGATTGGATAGGGGCTACAGATGGAGCTTTAATAAATATTTCTAAAATGATTAAATCTCGTATATTAACTACAGTTGAATTAGAATGTCCAAAAGATAAAAAAGGTAATTTAGAATTAAATGAATATGTGATGGCTGTAGATGTGGCTAGATCTTCATCTGATAGTAACAATAAAAGTGCCATTGTAGTTTTAAAAATTATTAGAAATCAAACTGGCACTATTAGACAAATTCAGATAGTTAATATAATAACTCCTCCAAATGGCCTTAATTACGAAGAACAATCTATTTTAGTTAAAAGAACTTTTTATAAATATGGTGGTAATTTAGATTTAACAAAATCAAGAGTAAAAGCCTGTATAATTGATGCCAATACAATTGGACAGGGTCTGGTCGAAAAATTATTAGAAGATGTTACAGATTATGAAACAAATGAAGAGTTAGGTTGTTGGGCAACTATAAATACAGATGATAAACCTAAAGTAAGTGATGCGCCTCTTATTGTTTATGCCTTAAAATCTCAAGGAATTAATGGAGATATAATAAGAATTTTTATTAATTATGTTGAATCAAATGTCTTGAAATTAGTTAAACCATTTGAAGATATTAAAGGTAATTTAATTAAAGAAGATAATGAATTAGAAATTGAAACAATATGTTCTCAAACTCAGATATTAATAGACGAAGTAGCGAATTTAAAATTAAAGAAAACTACAAATAGTATAACAGTAGAACAGGTTGTAAAAAGAGTAGATAAAGATAGATTTTCTGCAACTGTTTATGGACTATATTATATTTCACTATTTTTAGAAAAAGAAGAAGAAGATTCCGATTATGATTTCGTTTTTACATCTTCATAACCCAACAACAACAAGAAAGGAGGTTACTAATTGTCAGATGAAACATCAAATATAGAAACATCATTCCCTATTGAATTAAATTCTCTTAATACTTCAACGTATTTTTTTCAAGAAGCTCTTACAACTGGAATAAATATAGAACAATTGCGATTATATATAAAATATCCTATGAGATATAATATGCAAATTCGTAAATTGTCAAGAGAATCCTATAATAGTAATGGTCAGTATAATAACGTAATTTCTTATATGACTGCTATCCCCTCTCTTGATTTTATTACTGTTTGTCGTGAAAATACTTCCGTTAATCAAAAGAAAAGAAAAATATTTAATAATATATTTAAAAAAATTAATCACAAAGCAGTTACAAGAGATATTTGTTTAAGTGCTTATATTGATGGTATGTTTATAGGTATTTTACGCAATACAAAAGCCAATAATACAAATCCTCAGTTGCAACAAGGATTTGTTGATTCTTTAGATAGACTTGAAGGGTTATCAATGGATGATAATTTACAAATTCAACCTCTTGATCTTGATTATTGTAAAATTATTGGAGTACAAAATGGAACTCAAGTGGCGGCATTTAATTTAATGTATTTTAATCAATTTAAACATGGTGGGTTACTTAATGAAATTAAAAATTTCCCACCAGAATTTGCTAAAGCATATTTAGCATATCAAAAAGACGCTTCTAAACAATGGTTTGCTCTAGATACAAAATCTACTATTGTTATTAAATTTAATGCAAATACTTTAGAACCATACGGTAGACCTATTGGTTTGGCGGCATTATTCGATATAAGATTTGCCGATGATTATTATATGTCGCAAATAAATACTGTTAGTGATTTAGCAAGTAGTATTTATTCTCTTACTTTGCCAGAAGGTGCACAAACAGGGTCTTGTTCTCTTAATAAAGAGCAACAGAAAAATCTTGTTTCAGCATTTGAAAGTGCCGTAAGTTCCAATACATCTAATACATGTGGAAAATCAAAAATAAGTAAACTTACATTGGCTCCAGGTGCGACAATAGCTCGTATGACAAAAGATGCTTCATTATTAAAAGATACTTTAAGTGATGAAAACATTAAAAAGATTTCTACATCATTAGGATTTGCATCTTCGGCATTAAATGCTAGTAGTGAAGGTGGAGCTTCGTATTCAACACTACAAGTTAATGTGGATTTAATTTTAGTACAAATTTTTGCATTAATTGAACAAATAGCATTTGAATATACAAGAGTTTTAAATAATTTGATAAGTTCAAAAGGTGAAGAAATTGTTGATATTATTTATTTAAAAACTACTATATTAAATCAAGAAAAAAGTGTTGGTAATGCTAAAGACCTTTATACTCTTGGAGGAGGTTCTAGACTATATTGGATTGCTTGTGCTGGCGCAGATGTAGATATGTATATGAGCTTAATGGAATATGAAAGAGAACAAAAATTTGATGAACGCTTTCCTCCTCATTTAACATCATTCACAGCAACAGGAGATAGTAATGGCAGACCAACAGAAACAGATCCTAAAAATAGCAATACCATTAAGTCAAAATCACTAGGGTCAAATAAACAACCAAAACCATCAAATTAGTTAATAATATAGTTTTAAAAAGATAGGTTGAGAGTAATTAACTTAACCGAAAAGAGGTGTTCCTTTCGCACCTCTTCTTTTATTGATTAATTTTAGAAAGGGATCATAGAAAGGAATGATAAATAATGAGTAAACAGAAAACACATGAAGAATTTGTACAAGAAATGGCATTAATAAATTCTGATATTGTTATTAAAGGAATTTATAAAAAATCAAATGAAAATGTAGAGTGTTGCTGTAAAATTTGCAATCATATATGGTATCCAAAACCTAATACGTTATTATCAATTAAATCTGGATGCCCAGTATGTTCTGGGCAAAAAGTATTAGTAGGTTATAATGATTTAAATACAACTCATCCACATTATGTGGCTTTACTTAAAAATAACGAAGATGGTAAATTATATACATATGGAAGTCATAAAAAAGTAGATTGGATATGTCCAAATTGTAAAACAATTATTGAGAATAAAGAAATAAAATATATTATTACATGTGGATTAACGTGTCCAAAATGTTCAGATGGAATCTCATTACCAAATAAAATCATGTTCAATTTATTAAATGAATTAAATATTATTTTTAATAGAGAAATTAAATTTGAATGGTGTTTTTATTATTATAAAAATAAAAGATATACAGGTACATATGATTTTTCTTTTAGTATTGATAATGATAATTATATAGTTGAAATGGATGGAGGTTTTCATACTAATAATAATATTTTAAGTGGTCAAACAAAAGAAGAGAGTCAATATATCGATGCTGAAAAAGATAAATTAGCTAATGAAAACAATCATAAAGTAATAAGGATTGAATGTAATAAAAGTAACTTTAATTATATTCAAGATAATATTATTAAAAGTGATTTAGCAATATTGTTTGACTTATCAAATATAAATTGGACACAAATTTTTAAGAATACAATGTTTTCACAGAAAATTCAAGTGATTAATTGTTGGAATCAATATCATAATTTCTCAAAAATATATTCGGTCTATAAGATATCAGAAACTACATGTTGTAGATGGTTAAGAGAAGGTGTAGTTCTTGAGTTATGTGATTACAATCCTCAAAAACATAAATATGATATATGGTTATTTAACAAAATTAATTCTGGTATTCGTATAAAATGTTTAGAAACAGGTGAAGAATTTGATTCAATCTCAGAAGCCAAAAGAAAATATAATATAAAAGGACACACCACTCTTTCTAAATCAAAAATAATGGGACATTTGGTAGATGGAACTTATTTACATTGGAAATATATTGATGATAAATCGTTTGAAGGAGGTGATAAAAATAAATGGGTCGTATAATAGAAATATCTAAAAGGGATTCATTGGCGGGTCGTGCTAGTGTAAAATTTATACTTCATGAAATTTTTGACAATGATACTGAATTTAATAAAAATGGTATAAGTTGGGAACAACCATATGTTGAACAAAATGCTCATACCGTAAAAGGAATGCCATTAGTTACACAATTTTTAGATGACGAAAAAACAATTCCTTTTGGAGGACACGGTGAAATTAATGTAGTGGATGGCATTATTACTTTTAAAGATAGTTTAGTTGTTGGTTCTTTTGAAAATGCTTATATAGATGAAGTTGAAGTTAATAATAAAAAAATTAATGCATTGATTGGAGAAGCATATATTTATGAGCAAAGATTTCCACATCTTGTAGAATATTTAAGAGATGAATATGAAAATAATCGTTCAGTAGAAAGTTCGATAGAGATTTGTAAATCTAGTGGGAATAGTCAAATTGTTTATGCTACTGGTTATAAACCTCAAGGTCGTATACCTGAGACTTATGATTATTCAGGTCATGCAATTCTTATAGGACAGCAACCGTCTGATGATAGTGCCCTGATGATTGAATTGAATCATTTTAAAGAAAATAAAATAATAATTGATGGAATTAACTCAGAAGTAAATGAGGTGAATAAAGATTTGAAAAAAGATAAAATACTTATAAAATCTAAATCATTTGAAATAAATGAATTATCTTATGACGATATTGCAACCATTGTTTCCAGAGCTTTTAATAATATAATGGCTATGAAAGAACCTAATGAATATTACTGTTATTGTATTTATAGATTTTATCCTGTTAGTGGGACAGTAATTTTTTGTAGTTGGGATACCCCAACAGAATATTATAAAACTACTTATAACATTACGAATAATGATGTTACTATTGGTGATGTCACAGAAGTAGAAATGACATGGACACCTTCCAACGATGAGGCTAATGTTGAACTAAATACATCGTTGATTAGGGATATATTACAAAAAAATAATTCAAACAAAGGAGGAGATAAAAAAGTGGATGAAACAAAAATTGCTGAAATTAATGCAAAGTTAGATGATCTAACGACAAAATTAACTGATTCTGATTCTAAGATTGCCGAACTCAATTCTGCTATAGTTGAAGCCAATAAAACAATTGAAGTTAAAACTACTGAACTCAATTCTGCAACTGAAGAATTGAATATGTTGAGGGTATTTAAGGAAGAAAAAGACTTAGAAATTAAAAAAGCAGAAGTAAATACTTATTTTGAAACTGAAGTAAAGAAAAATGGTTTTACTGAAACTGAACTGAATTCTTTGAAAACTGATTATGTTGATAAAATGGATTTAGACGGATTGAAAATCAAAGAAGCTGAATTTTGTGTGAAGAAAGTTAAAGAACTTAACTCTATTGAAAAAACTATAGAAACTAATACTGATAATAATGCTCTTTTTATGAGTATTCAGAACACAGAAAAGTCAGATGAAGATTATTCTGATTTATTTTAATACTATAATATTATAATTAAAGGAGGAAATATTAATGTTTAAATTTGGAACTCTTGGTATTTATAACCAAGCTATTAACAATCCTAGAGTTAAAGCTACTGGGGATATTAAAAATGGAAATGTTTTTAAAGTAGATTCTTATTCAAGTGGTGGAGCAAAATCTGCTAATAGTGTAGTTGTTGGAGGTACTCCTGCTGCTGGAACTCTTAAAATTAGTGTTGCGGATCATCTAGCCAATATTACTACTACCTCGACCACTGTTGCCTTAACTGCAACCGTAATTTATACTGCACTTGGTACAATTCTTATTCCATATGGATATACTCTTGATAATACCACCCCTGGTACTGTGGTTATTACCGCCCCCGCCAGTGGTGCTAGTACTGCTCCGGTTGTTGTAACTGTAGTTGATGCTGGTGCAAGTGGCGTAACTCTTACTCCTACTATTACCGCTGGATCTGATGCTGTGGCCTATACGGAAGCAACTACGGCTATTTCAAGTGGAACTGCTACTGATCAGTATTTTGTTGCATTAAATATCATTGATCAGCCCGAATTGTGGACTAGAAGTGATTTCAAAATTAGTGCGGGTGGTTTCGTTAACGCTTATGGGTTGAACAACCTTATAGGATATCCTGTTGAAATATCTAGCGATCTTGTTACCACTACTTATAGTACTGTTGCTGTCGGAGATGTTTTAATTCCTGATAATGGCAACTTTAAATGGGTTAAAGGAGCAAAAGGTACTTTTGCAGTTGCTTTGAAAGTAATTGAAAAAACTACTTTTGGAGATACTGGCCTTTATTGCAAAATCGTATAATTTAAAAATATAATTAAAGGAGGATTTATATAAATGACTTTTGAAATTAATAACTTTAGACCTGACGCAGAACTCAATAGTGTAGTAATTGATCATCAATATACAGAAAAAACTCCTGTCGTAGAAATCTTTTCCAAGATGGTAAAAGGAGAAGATACTAGCAAATACGGAGAAAAAGCCAATAAAGCATATAACTATATTAAGAAATTAGGTGCAGATGCTCTTGCTGGTGACGGTAGAGCTAAAGTTGAACTTAATACTATTACTAGTATAATGATTCAAGCTCCTTTGCTTAAAAGATTGAATCTTTTTGATTTTATGGGCAATGTTACTTCTGTAGCATTTAATGAAAGATTACTTTATAAAGTATATAAATTACAGGGTAAAATGTCTAATTTCCAAGCTAATCAAGGTGATGTTGCGTTTCCGATGTCCACTTGGAGTTATCGTGAAATGACCACTGGAACTATTTCTGGTGGTACTGCTATAAACTACAGAGAACTTGCTACTGGTAATCTTAACGGAATGGGCGTTGCTCAAGAACAGGTTCTTACAGATATGCAAAATAAAATATTTTATACTGTAATGAATGTTCTTTACAGTGGAGTAAAGGGTGCTTCTGGTATTAAACATTTTACTGAAGCTGCTGGAATTACAAAAACATCTGTAAAAGATATGTTAAAGGTTATTAGACGTTGGGGTAACGTAGGTATTTTTGGTGATTATAGCGCTACGAGTCAACTTAATGAGTTTGCTGGTTTCAATACTGATACCGCAGGAACATTAGCTAAACAGCTTCCTATAGCAGTAATTGAAGAAATCATGAAAACTGGTTTGATTTCTACATTTTATGGAACACCTGTAACTGAAATTCCCAATAGTTATAATTTACTTAAACTTAATGCGGGTGGAGATAATTATGACACCTATTTGCCTGAAGGTCTCTTGTTCTTCTTGGTTACAGGGGAGTTGAGTTGTTTGCAAATTGGTTATCGTGGCGGCCTGCAATCTGCATCTGGGTTTGACGTTGTAACTGGAATGAATATGACACGTTTCGATCTTGAATTTGGCTCAGTAATAATTCCTGAATATATTCCGATGGTAGGTCTTGTATCAGATTCTAATTTCGCAGTTAATAAATTATAATATAAATATAATATAAAAGGTTAATTTTATGGAGGTTTTGTAATGGAAGAAGTTAAAAGTTTAAATATGGATAAACATGTTCAGGTGCGAAATTTATGTGATTGGGCAATATATTTTTCTCTCATTAATACTCCAGGTGAAGTAAAAATGGACGCAAATGCTACACGTAGTATGCTTGTAAGTGAAATTATTGCCCAATATAATTCTAATAATGTATTTTTTGTAGGTACAGAATTAGGAAAACATGCAAGAATTTTAATTGAAGATAAGGAAACCAGAGATTATTTAGGTATTGAAGGTAATATTTTAAACGATGAAAAATGTGATTATATTTTAAATTTAAAAACTAAAAAAGCGTTTGAAGATAATATTAATAAAGATATTGTTACTTCACAAGAAAAGGATAAAATAATGAATTATGCTAGAAAACATAATTTTAATGATTTTGATAAAATTACATTTTTAGAATCGCATACTAGTATTAAATTCAAACAAGAACAAAAACAAGAATAGGGGGAATTAACTTGAATGGTACTCCCCTACAGGAGGTATATAATTCTTTTATTGCAAGAGTTGATGAAGATTTAACGGGAAAAGAATATTTGATTTTTCAATATTTAAAATCTGCTTTATCAAAAAGTTATAAAAACATTATTCATTCTATTGTTTTTATTTTATCAGATCCTATTTTATATGATGGATATGATGGATATTTTAACGATACCCTTAATCAAGATGAAATTGAATTAATTTCTATGTATATGCTATATGAACATCTAAGCAGACAGGAAAAATATTGGGTTTCGCTCAGAGATCTTATTTCAACAAAAGACTTTAATTCTTTGCCTGATAAAAAAAGAAATTTAGATGGTATACAAAATAGCAAAAGATTATTAATGGAAGAAATTAATGATTTTAAACAACAATTCTTCGATTATAAATATTAAGGGTTGATGATATGAAAAATATTTTAATTAAAAATAGTTTAGGGGAAATGGAAATAAAAACTTGGGCAGAAAAAGAATATAAAAGAGTAATGTTGATAATGAAATTAATAGAGGAAACTTTTTTAGTAGATTTAAATAATTATCCAGAATTAAGAAAATCAATTCTAGATACGGGTAATTATATAAGAAGGCTTCCTTCTATGGTATCTGAAATTATAATATCTAATAAAGATATAGATAATTAGGTGATTAAATGGATTTACACAATAATTGGATGACAGATAATACATTATTTGGTAGTAATTATGAAAAAAGTCTTACTATTTCTTTAGCAATTAATAGATTTGATAAACAAAGATATGAATCAACAGAAGGATTTTCGGTAATTATTGATGGCGCAATTGAACAAGTTGTGATTCAAAATCATATTAGTTTATTGAATCTTGACAAAGAAGATAAAAAGACTTTTTGTTCTCTAGATAGCAATATTAAAAGAGGTTCATTAGTTTATTATGATAATAATTATTATATAGTTGCCAGTAAAATAGATACAACTCAAGCATATTTATTTGGAAGAATGCTTAAATGCACTCAGTCTTTAAGGTGGTTAGATGGAACACAATTAAATGAATATAATTGTATTATATCTAATAGACAAGGTGATATAACAACTAACCAATATATAATATTGCCTGCTAATAAATTTGGTATTCTGCTTTCATTGGATGATAATACTGATAAATTAATAAGGGATAAAAGATTTATATTTAATGATGGGGCATTTAAAATTATTTCTACTGATAAATCTACTATGCCAGGACTAGTTGAATTAATTGTAGAGGAAGATATTATAAATATCAATGATAATACAGAATTACAAATTGCGAATTATAGTGATATATCATATGGATTAACAATTTTAAATGGATTGACAGCTTCTTTAGATATAACCAAAACCCTACAATTAAACGTAGAAGTTAAATGTGGGAATAATATTTTAATCAATCCTATTGTTGTTTATAGTAGTAGCAATCCATTAAAAGTTACAGTTAATTCATTAGGGGTTGTAACTCCTATAGCATTAGGAGGTTCGATTATTACCGCTACTTCAAATGGGGTAAACAATAGTATTAATATTACTGTTGTAAATACTGTGATTGTAGATAATTATTTAATAGTTATTTCTGGCAATGAAGATATATTATATGGTGCTAATGAAACTTATACTGCTATAGTTACTAATAATGGGAATGTTGAGAATAAATCTGTAACTTGGAGTATCACAATTGGCAGCAATTACGGAAGTATTGTAAGTCAAAATGGCACAACTTGTGTCTTAAAAAATATTGCAAGCGGTACTGTAGTTTTGAACGCACAATTTACTTTAAGTGGTGTAATAAGTGAAACTAAAACAATAACATGTAAAGGAATGTGGTAAAGGAGGTAGATCATGAAATTAGAATTGCTTTCGGATAATTTAATTATTATCCTACAAGAAATTATGAAACAGCAAAATTTATGTAAATTGATTAATTACAATGAGTCTACTCCTTTGGCACAAACTGATTTAGTTTTACCTGCAAGTAGTTTATTAAGAACTTCCTTATTCCCTTATTCTTCTGATGATGAAACAATTGTTGAAGATTGTGTACAATTAAGAGTTTGGGTTTATACGGGAAATTTTAAAGGTGCAGACATAAGTATTAATGATGTATTTTTAGATATAGTAATTGCCAAGAGTTTATTTTTAATTACTATTGACGGAGAACCTAAATTAAGACCCTATGAAATTATGAAAGAATTAATTAATACTTTTGATGGAATTAATATTAGTACACTTGGAAGGTTAAATTTTAAAACTTGGCATCAATTATCATTTAATGAAAGTAAATTTATTACATTTCGTATTAGAGCGGAAATGATGTTGATATAATGGATATTGATGATGAGTTAAAACTTCTTAGTGGAGGTTCTTTTTTTGTGGATGGAATTGAAATAAAACCATTCATATTAAAAGATATAATTGCTTTAGGATATATGAAATATCAACAGATGTTGAATATTTTTGTTTTGAGTATTGGAGATATTATTCAAGGTGAAATATCAGATGAATTTAAAGATATTAATGTTTTTGATCTATTAATTAATTCAGGAGAAAAAGAATTACTAGAAGGACTTTTGAATTCGATTGAAAAATTATTAAATGTTGAAATAACATATGTTGATAAAAACACTATTTTATTAGATGATAAAAAAATTGACAGGGATAATTGGGATGAGATTTGTAAGATTATTAAATTACAAAATTGTTTTAAAACTGATGAAGAAAAAGATGGTGAAAATCCTGCTGATGCCAGAACTGCTGAATTATTAAGAAAAAGAGCAGAAGCAAGAAAATTGCTTGAAAAGGCAAAAAAAAACGATTCAGATGGAGAACCATTAACTTTTGCTGATTTAGTTTCTATATTATCTGCTAATGGTAATAATATTAATCTTTTAAATGTTTGGGATTTAAATTTTTATCAATTTAATAATCAATTCAATAGAATGAAAATGCTTGAGGATTATGATATTTCTATACGAAGTTTACTAGCTGGAGCAAAGGCAGAAGATGTTGATTTAAAACATTGGATGTCTAAAATAAAATAACAAAATAATATAATTTAAATAAGGAGGAATTCTAATATGGCAGGTAGCGATAAATTTGGAGTTAAGGAAGTTCTCGATGTCACATTCTATGATACAGTAACAAATAAACCTGTTTTGTTTTGTGATACTTTAAAAGTTTCAACAATGGATGTTAAAGCTTCTCAGGTATTTGCGCGTGGTGGGAAAGGAAATCCAAAACTTCTAATATGGGATTTTGATAAAGAAATTTCAATGGCAGTGACCGATGCTCTTATGAGTCCAAAATCTTTCCAATTACTCTCTGGTAATATAGTTACTACAGGAACACAAAAAATTTATATGCGTCAAGATACAGACTGGATGATAGATTCAAGTGATGTTCAAAAGATGATAGATAAAGGTGCGCTATATCCATTAACGGCTACTGGTGCAGGAGCAATTACTTTAGCATTTACTCCTAATGAAGTGGCATCAGATATTTTAGTTTATGAAGTTACAGATGATGGTGGAACACCTTTAGTAGCAGGGACTTTATCTGGAAAAATTTTAACTAATATAGCATGGGCATCGAAAAAATTAGTAGCATATTATAGTGTTAGTCAAACTGGAGTTCAAACATATTTAATTACTTCTAGTAATTTTCCTGGATCTTATCGCATAGTTGGCGATACTAGTATTCGTAACGCCAGAACTTTGAAAGATGAATCCTTCCAATTAGTAATAAATAATGCGAAAGTACAATCAAACTTTAAGTTTGAGTTTAAAGCAGATGGTGATCCGTCAGCTTTTGATATGAACCTCGACATCCTTAAAGAAACTTCCACAGACAAAATGGTTACTATGTCTCAATATGCTAATAATTTAATTTAAATAGAAGAGATAAGTTTCTTTTCTCTAAGGAGTTGAATGCGATGGACTATAAGGTATTAAAAATTTATGAAGGAAAATATGATTATGACACTTTAGAAGTAGAAGATAAAGATAAAATAATTTATCAAATTCCTATTGTAAAAGGGTTTTTAGATAATAGCATCATAGGTAAAACTATAAAATTAGTAGATATCTATTCTCCTATTACCAAAAAGCCATTTGCTATGTAATTTTCGGATAATTATTAAATAGGCGTGTACAACTTATTTAATAATAAGAAGAGGGGATTAGAAAAATCCCCTCTTCTTTATTATTATTTTCAGGAAATAAATTTTATGGAAGGATTTTAAATGTTAGCTAGATTTAAAATCCTTATTTTTTTAAGTATTTCTAGGCAATAAAAGCGAGTTTTTATTGGGTTTATGATATCAAATAATCCTTGACAATAAAGGAATTTAGATTTTGACAATTTACAAAATTTTAAGAAAAAGAAGGAGAGTGTATTTTTAAATGGCAGGAAGAAAGAAAAAAGATTCAGGATTAGATTTTATTAAAGATTATTTAAATGATCAAGAACAAGGATATACAGATGAAATTTCATTTAATGAAAAAATAATTCTAGTAAAACAGTACCTCCCTATTACTGATAAAGCCGTAATGATTGACACTATTGTTGCTGGAAGTTTCATAGAAGAAAATGGAATTAAAACATACAAACCTGTATTTATGGAATTCTTATTTGATTATTATTTAGCAAAAAATTACACGGATTTGGTTCTTTTAGAGAATGATTATACAGGTACATATGATTTGCTAAAAAAGAGTGGTTTATTGACAATGATTAAAAATACAATTCCTTCTGATGAATTATATTTTCTTGAAGAAATGTTGGACGAAGTATTGAACGAGCAATTTCATATTATGAAGAGAGAACAATCTTTTACAAATGTAATTAAGACTTTATTGGATAAGTTCAATTCTTTTGATATTGAAGGTTTTGCTGAGAAACTCAAGGGGTTAGAAAATATTGAAGCATTTAAGGATATTTTGAAACAAAATAAGTAATAATTTTAAACGATAGTTGGTGAAACATTTGGCAAGAGGCAGAGTATATAACAGGACTTATACAGAAGAAGATTATGCTCAAGTTAATCCTATAAATATTGCAATAGTAAAAGATTATCTTGAGGAATATACTCAAAGAAAAAAGAAACCCAGTACAATTAAACAATATGCTAATGATTTAAGAATTATATTAATTTACATATATAGACATTTAGATAATAGAAGTTTATTAGAACTTAATAAAAAAGATTTTCGCAGTTTAAGTATTTGGTTTAGTGATACTCTTAAATTAAGTAATGCAAGAACAAATGGTTTAATGAGTGCGATACGTTCTTTATTGACATATATTGAAGATGATGATTGCTATGAATATAATAACAATATTGCTAAAAAAGTACATGGATTACCCAAAGAGGCGGTTAGAACAGATGAGGATAATTTCTTTTTAACTTATAATCAAATTATTAAATTAAAAGATGAACTTTTAAAAAGAAATAAATTATATCATGCTGTTTTACTAATGGTTTTTTTTGATAGTGGTGGTCGCAGAAGAGAAGTATTTGAGATTAATAAACAGAATTTATTAAATGAAAATAATAATAAAACTAATATAGTTATTGGGAAAAGAGGCAAACCATTTCCGTTAGTTTATCTAAATGACACTAAAGAATTAATTAGAAAATATATGTTAGAACGTGGAAATGATGATATAAATTGTTTATGGGTAATAGGTAAGGGCGAAAATAAAAGATCCGCATCTTATGAAAATTTATATGATCATGTAGTTTATATGTCAAAAATATTTAGTGAAATTGAAGGAAAACAAATTGAGTTTTTCCCGCACAGTCTTCGCCATTCAAGAATTGAGTGTTTGCTAATGGGTGAAGATCCTAGAATAATTGATCCTAAAACTGGATTGCCTAAAAAATTCACATTAGAAGAAGTGCAGAAATTTGTCCATCACAGTGACCCAAAAACGACCCAGGACTATTCGAAAGACCATACTGAAGAAGATATAGATAAAATGTTTGGATTTTAAATAAAAAACAGATTTTATTGGGTATTAATACACCATATGTTGTGGCGTATATTTTATTGTATACTATATGTGGTAGTATGGATTTAAGGAGTAATTTATAATTACTCTTTTTTTATTGGATATTTTAGGAGGTGTTTAAAACGCCTAATTTTGATTCATATGAAAGTTTATTTGCTTACATTAATAGAAGTATAAAAATTTCTTTACAACAAATTGGCAAGGAAGTTGAGAAATTAATCACAGATTTTATATTGGAAAATTGGTATAACGAACATACACCACAAGAATATTTGCGTACATACCAAATGGTTAATTCGTTGAGGGTTGGTCAAGTAAAACAAATAGGAGATAATTATTCTGTCGAACTCTACTTTGATACAAGCGAGATACAGGCAAACGAAGTAACGGATTCTATGTGGAATCAACATATGAGTTTAAGTAAAACCGATGTTTCAGAATGGATACCGTATGATATAGAGTATGGTCAAAATAGTCCAATATATTCATATAAGGGTATTCATATGATGGAAAATATGAGTAAAGAAAATCTAAAAATAATGCAATCTATGCTTTTATATTTAAACAGCAAAGGTTTCGATTGTATAATTATAGGTTAACAAATAATGAAGGGGTGGTGAGATGCCCAATATTATAAATTTGCTTATTCAAGCAAGACTAAATGAAAATTCTAAAACAACAATAGAAACTCAATTAAAAGAACTACAGGCAATTCTTAAACCTTTAGAAATAAAGGTCGATAAAGATATCATTAATACATTAAATTACTTTATTAAAAATCTAGATAAAGTATCTGAGATTACTAAAAAGTCTAATCAACTTTTATCTGAAGAAGTAAAAATAACTCAAGAATTAAATGGAATTACTACTAAAGCCATCAAACAACAAATGTCTGATGGTTCTATTATTACTAGAAATATTGAAACTACAAATAAAGCAAAACAACAAAGCATTAATTTGGCTCAAAAAGAAGTAGAAGTACAAAAAGCAATTGGCGATCAAATAATGAAAATTTCTACATTAAATGCTAAGTCAGGTACTTCTATGGCAGTAACATCTGGTACAAAAACTAATAACAGCACTGTTCTTTATGGCACAGATGGTGCAGTTGCCTCTGAGAAAATAATAGAAAATATTACCGCTAAACAAGCAGACAATTATAAAATAATTAAAACAGAATTAGCAAATATAGCAACATATAGGAAAAACCTATTGGGTTTGAGTGAACAAGATACCATTGCTACAGATCATTGGAAAATGAGACTTCAAGAGAGTGGGGCAATAATTAAACAAATATATACTTCTCAAATTAATGTTAGTGAAGGTGAAAAACAAACTGCTCTTGGAGACACTCAACAATTACAAATGAAACGTGACATTTTAAAGGTTCAAAAACAAATAGCGGATACAGTAATAAAACAACAAATTGGAATAAATAATACACCTATTACCACCGCTTCTACTTATAAGGGAAGTATTTTAACTACTTCTCCTAATCTTGTGGGAAGTTTAACTTCAGAAAAAACTATTGCTCAAGAATTAAGCAAAGTATATCAAGGATTAGAAATTCGAGAAGTTTCATTGGATAAAGCAACTAGTAAATGGACAGCAACAATAGCTGAAAATGCTACTCAAAACAGAAAAATCAAAGGTGAATTAGATGCGGTAAATGGAAGCTTATATAAACATAGCGATGCAATGGTTCAGGCTAAAAATAAAGACTTAGGATTCTTCCAACAATTTAAAATAGCTATGGAACGAGTCCCTATCTGGTTCGCAGCTATGACGATTATATACGGGGGATTGCAGAAGATCCGCGAGGGCGTAACTTTTCTCAATGATTTAAA